TCAGCGTCTATAAGACGTTCCAAAGCTGCGAAAGTTGATTGAACGTTAAATGAAGAATAGTTGGTATTGATACCGTTTGCCTGTATCCATTGGATAAGACCCAAAGTACCGCTTTCACTGTAACCCAAGTTATTAGTCAAGTTTGATGTTAATAGTAAAAATTCTGCTTCTTGCAAAAACCTGTTATCATCGTCATCCATTTGCTTGTAGGTGTAGAAGTTCTGACCATTGTAAGGGAAGTCGATACGTTCCATTGTTGACAAATCCGACAACACGCAATCCAAACGGTGTTGGGTGCAATAGTTGATGAACTTAGCGATTTGCTTAACAATAGTAGTGGTGTAACCTGACGATTCACCAACGTATTTGTAGCCCCTTGATTGCAGAATATCACCTGCCTGCAAAGATGCGTCTTGTGTTGATACTACCGGGGTGATTTGAACGGTGTGTGCGTTAGCTACTGTCTTATTTACAGCGTTAACATAACTTTCAACACCTGTACGTGAGTTGTACAAAATCATACCAACATCAGGTAATGAAGTTGTGCCGGAGTTAGAGTAAGAACCCGAACCCTCTGTAAATGTGATTGCTGTACCTGCGCCTGCTGAAGTAACGTTTGCTGCTGCGATAACAAAGCCTAAATCACGACCGTAATCTTCGTAGTGATAGAATTGCTTGTTTTCGCTTTCGTTTGAATTGATTTTCAAAATACCACCCTCTAATTGAGTAAGTAGCATATACGAAGTAAAGCGATATTTTTTGAATAACTCGAATAGTGTTCTTGGAACAACTATATTAAGTTGGGAAATCAGCGTACCTTGTCTGCTGACACCGGAGGTTGCGTATGCGTTAGGTGTACTAACGGGTGTTGACTGTGCCATTGTTTTTTGTTTCTTTTAAATTGTTGTTGATTTTACTCCCATCCTCTTGCACGAGCGTAAGCCTCCTCCAAAGATTGCGGTTCCCCATCGGGTGTTGTAGAACGTAACGAATTATCCACGTTTTTAATTTTCTTTAACGTTTCCTTTGTTACATCTGTTTTTACCTGTGAAGAAAATGACCTAACGATAGTATCAAACTTCTTTAACTTTTGCACATCCTCGGCTATTTTTAAAGGATTTGGTGTACCGTCTTCATTCGTCCAACCTTGTTCTTTGGCGAAAGTGAAAATGTTAAACGATTTCATGTAATCTGTCAATTCTTTTTTCTCTGCATCGGAACGAACATACTCAACCTCCTTGTCGTCTATGTTCATTTTCAAATTAGAAAGTTTTGGCAAATTATCTAAAACGTTCTTTTCCCACGCACTTTGTCTTTCAGCAAGTTCCTCTGCGGTTGGTTGCTGACTCGTAGCTTGTGGTGCTTCTGCCTGTGATATTTTGGGTAGTTCTATTTTACTTTGTTGTTCAAGCAGGAATGACCTATTGTCTCTTGCTGCCCTTGAAAGGCGTAGTTGGTTTTCCTCAACCCTTTCGTTATGAGCAACTGCGTCCTTGTATTCTTGGCTTATTCTACCTAATTCATCCTCTTTTTCAATAGAGTCAAGGTCAATAGCCTGTAATTGTTTGCCATATTCGGCACGTATTTCAAGTTCTACTTCCTGTGGCGACCATCCCGGATTTTTCTTGGATAACGCCTCACGTACAACGTCAAGGTCTGACATTGTTTTGTAGTCCTTTGTTGTTTCTTTTATGTAGTTTACAACTGCATCCTTATCACCGTTTGCCCATGCTTTATAAAGGGCTTCGCTTTCAGGGTTGTTAAACTTTGGAACTTTTGTTTCAAGGTCCTTTAACTTTGTTTCAAGATCATCGTAACCTTTTGCCTTTGGAAGTATCGTTTTTAGCGATTCCTCGTCTTTTATAAAACCCTCTGTCTTTTCAGAAAGCCATTCAGCGTAATTAAAAGTATCTTGCTGTTTTGCCTCTGTTGGTGTTTCGGTAATTGGTGCTTCTACTGTTGTCGGTTCAGCTACGGGGGCTTCTACTGTAGTGGTATCTACTGTTGATGTTCCGTTCATTGCAGCCTCAAAAGCTGCGGCTAATCCTGCGTCTTCAAGTGTATCTGACATAAAAAAATGTTAATTTTTGTTTAAAGTTATTACTTTTAGTTATACTAAACAAATTTTTTCATACAAAAAGTTATAATGACTATGCCGCTACTTGTTGTTGTGGCTGCCCTTGACCTTGTTGTTGTCTTTGTTGTTGTTGTGCTTGTTGTTGAGCCATAGCCTGTTGTTGCTGCATTTGCGCTTGTTTTTGCATAGATGACAATATCAACTGTTGCGTATTAGCATCGGTAATACCTAATTTCTTCCATATAAATTCAGGTATGTCGCTTAGTTTTGCTTCGGGGTTAGAAAGTATAGAGTCAATTATTTTCCCCTCTAAGGCTGTATTACCCTCCATCGCCTTCATGGTTGTTTTAGCCTCTAACTCACTTTGCTGTAACTCCATTTTGTTCTTATGCGCCAACTGCTCTAAAGCTATGTCGTGTTGACCTTTTGCATCCGCAGCGGCCTTATTTTGCATAACGTTATTTTGGCTGTTCTGTTGGGCTATTTTAGCATCAGCGTCACGTTTTTCCTGTACCGCCTGTGCAAGCAAGAACGCCCTATACGTTTGGTCTTCAACCATATCAAGCCTTGCCACATCCGCAGGGGTTATTTGCTCTTTTTGAAGTGCTATTTCAATGAATTTATCAAGCCTTGCTTTTTCAGCGTCATCATTGGTTACCTTAATATCCGTATCAAACATGAGCATTTCCAAGCCTTCGCTTGCCATATTTCTCATGTATTTAACATCTTCCTCGCCCAATGCCTTAGTGTAGCCGCTAAAACTATCATCTTTTAAAAAGAATTTATCAAGTAGTAATAGTTCTACATTCTTAGCCGTCCCTTTATAATTCATTAAATACGACCTGTATGCGTAGTTTGATGGGCTTTCAGCAAGTTCGGTAGCTGTTTCTAATGTTTTATTAGCTACGTCCTGATTGGTGATATTTCCTTGTGCTAAGTTATTGTCCCCCGTAATGATTTGTAGCTTTTTATAAGCTGACCACCATTGACCGTCAAGCTGTTCTAATTTATTTGAGAACTGATTATTTTGGGGTTGTATAGGGGGCTTAACATCTTCACCGCCCTCTGTTTTTGACATGAAGTATTGGTTACCTGTTTGCAGATAGATACCCCAAGCCTGCATAGGGCTGATAATACCAACACCCTCACCCATATCAATATTGGATAATCCCAAAAGGTCAATATTGAAACCATCTGGTGCTGTTACCGCTATAATCCTTAATGCTTGTAAGTGAATATTCTGCATTATATCAATAAGTGGTATCATTGTTTCCACAAGCGGGGTATTACGACACTTATTGTTGGCGTACATGTGTACAGTATATGGGCTTCTTATTTCAACCAAGTTACTATTTGGTTTAAGCATATCCTTTGCTAAACCCCATTCAAGAACATGGTCGGTATCAATAATCCAAACACCATGATATGCCACATAGTACGGTGGTGATTTTTCTTTTCCAGTTACCTGCGGATTATTGGGTTTAACCTTATCGGGGGCTATTAAGTTTGTCTTACCGTATTTGTTCGTTACTTCCGTGTATTCAAGGTTATACAGCGTTTTGTAGTACAAATCAACTATTTCTACGTTCACAGCGTCATAAGGTCGTGCTGCGGCTGTATTGAAGTAATCAGACCATTCGCAATACCATTCCGTAGCGTTTCCGTATTTTCCCTTAAATCTATTAGCTAATGACCAAAGTTCTTGTTCTGAAAATTTGCCGGGATATCTTAACCTAATTTCGGTAATAGATACGCTCAATCGCTGCCCCTGCCATTGCCAATCCCTAAAATCGTCATATTCTGAATAAGAAGTGATAAAACTCTCAGGTGACACCCAAGGGGTTTTTATCCATCCATTGCCATCAAGTTCTGTTTTGGTTATAGAGTAACCCGCACAAAAGACATCCATAAGCAAACGGGGCTTAATAACATCTTGCCATTCGTTTTGCTCAAAAACAAGCCTCATTGCCTGTTCCATGATTATTTCTTCTTTCTGCTTGTAAGTTGTCTTGAATTTTATATTGAGTTCAAGTTCTGACGTTGGGTCTTCGTCTGAAAATTGTTCAAGCTGTAGCCCTGACTTCGCTTGCAGGTCTTGGATAGCGACACGATAATTCATTTTATACTTTGCCTCGTCCTTGTCCTTTTTCTTTTTGTTTTGGCTAATCGGGCCAAAAGCCTTACACTTTATGCGTTCTTCACGCTGTAGGTATCTGTCTATTTTAGCATTTAAAAGAGGCACAGCAACAGCAAGCGGTGAGTAGTCAAGGTTTATAACCACAGGCATCCCCTCAATCTTAACCATATCACGAAACTGTTCCATTGGTTGTTTACCCATAGCATATAGTCTATTCTTAGACATACGTGCTATTCGGTTAACATATGTTTCACCACCGTATCCGTTTTTCCAACGATTGTAACAACTGCGTATTACCCGTAATCCAAAATCTTCGGTATTTTTCTGTTTATCGGGCGAAAGGGGGTTTTCCGTGAGTTGCGTAAGTGGCTGCATACTAAAAAAATTTCATAAAATTAAGAACTTTTTCGATAAAAAGAAGTTTGTGGCGTTTTTTCTCTTGGTTTCCAAATAGGTATAATAGAAAGATTATTTCGTTTCACCTCGTTTGTGGTTTTTACAGTTGCTTGTAAAGCCATTAAAGCGTATCCAAAAGCCATACAAGCGTCATAATCTGTACGATCTTGAATGTTAAACTTTTTCATATCCCTCAATAACCTTAAAAATTTTATTTTCCTCATATTGTTTAAAGCATACTCTACCTGAACGGTTAAATGTTGTTCCATCGTTTCCTTTCCAGTTGTGGTAGCACCATAAACCTCAGAGCCATCGTACCTTTTTGTAACAATCAAATATCCATGTTTTTTTTCAGCATCCAAAGGGGACGCTAAACGCCTTAATGGACTTGTGAAATAATCTTCCCAATCAGTAGGCGAACGTTCCGCAAGCATTTTTACACCGTAATATTCCAAACCATACGCTACTTGTGTATGAAATTCTTCTTTGGTCTTTGGATGGCCTAAGAACATGGCTATCGGTGCGTATGAGTTTTCGGGGTCAAGATAGCTATACCTTGACATAATAATAACGCAAGCATCTGAACCATTTTCTACAGATGTTCTTGAGTTGGCATAAGTGTCCATACCCGCAGCCCCGAAAGCCACATTGTCAGGGCATTTTATACTACCCTTAAATACCGATTTATTATTGTCATCAATAAGTTTATCTATCCACCACATCCCTTGCGGGTCATCTACGGGATATTTTTCGCCATTTGAAGCCATTTTAAACGACATTTGTCGCCCGTATTCTTTCTTACCGTTTAATTGGCTTTCTACCCATTCTTCTTGGTCATTTAATTCCTTAATGTTAAAATGACATTGGTTGTTGGCTGTATTAAATACTTCTTCGGGATTGAACGGGAACATCCGTATTTCTTCCTGTAGTTTTTCAGGATCGTTGGCTTTTATCTTTCGCTGTAACTCGCAATAAGCCTTACACCCCATTGTCGGGTCAAGGGTGTTTGGGTCGTTTTTAAGCCATTCCATTTGTTCTTCCGTTGGGGTATCCCATACAGAATTGCCGTATTTATCAATCCATCCACCATCCCTGCCACCCATATAGCCGGGAATAAACTGCCTGTATAGTTTGTTTTGTGTCTGCCCTAATACATCGCGCACAAGCTGGCTTGACTCCCGCCAAACTAATTTATAATTATCGCCACCCTTATCACCCTTGTTAACCGTTGTAATAAGCATCATTCGCCCTATATTCTTACCCGCTACAATACTTTGGGATGCTATTTCCATGTATTCATAGATATTTACATCTTCCCATTTTGCAGCCTCATCAAGTAGTAAAAACCATAAACCATCACCGTCAAACACGTTACTTGCGGGCGCACGAAACTCAATCTTGTTATTTAAACCTTCTTTTGATGCGCCTATACCCTTTTCCTTTGTGATACCACCCGCCTTTTTAATGATATTCATTGTGGTTTTGGGCAAGTCATTACCACTAATACGGGGTTTTAAAAAGTTGGGTAGGTTAGCGTAACCGTTTACAAGCATTAATTGAAATATCTTTTCAGCGTCCTTGTTTGACTTTGAAGTGATACCCTGTTCGGTATTTTTCATTAATACCACACCAAACTGAAGCATAACAGACATACACATAGAGGATACACCCTTACGTCTGCCTTTCATGGTATTCCCGCCCCTACATTTAGGGTCATTAAATACTAATTCAATAAATCTTAGGAAATATAAAGAAGTGTCACGGTATTCGGGATAACCGCCTTCCTTGAGGATAAACCATTGATGGTAGAAATATGCGAAGTGATTAAGGTAAGTCG